GAGATTTTGACTTAAATAGATGTGCTTCATCACCAATCACCACATCAAAGTTATTAAAATATTTTCTATCGAGTTTGTAGATTGACTGCCATGTAGTAATTGTAACAATATCATCACTAGTTTTATCTCTTCCAGCATAGACACGATGACAATATTTTTCAACATCCCATCCATAATCTTCAAAGTCTTTATACATTTGTTCAACAAGAGATGTAGTTGGAACTACAATTAAGATTCTGCGATTGTTTTCAACATGATATCTTGTGATGGCATATATCATTAATGATTTACCAGATGCAGTCGGTGACAGTAATAACTTACGATTATGTCTCAGTGCATCATGAATACCCATAATTTGATATGGTCTTGGTTTATGTTTTGATATACTCTTTACATAATCTGTGACACCTTCTGGAGATATCATCTCATTTTCTTCAAGTGGTAATCCATAAAATTTACTACCTTCAAACTCATAAGTATATCCCTTCCGATTACAAAATGATATGACTCGATCTACAAGACCAGTGTATATTTCATTCTTTCTCATATCATAAAGTCTTATTTTACCATCCCAATATTTGTTACGATACTGCGGCATAAACTTGGCGCCAGGAACTTCAAATGTAAAATGATCTGAAAGTTCATGATACACATATTGTTCTGAGTCTATCGTAACAAAGACTTCGTTTTTCTTTTTGATAATTAAGTGGGTCATGTAAATCCAGCTTGGAATTTATGCCATTCAATTGAGTTTTTAATCTGATATGTACGATTTGATATTTGTTTGAGAATACTTTCTGTATAATTTATCATCACATCATAGTATTCAACTTTTAGATTTGCATCTGATACTCGATCATCAGCATCCATATATCTAATCAGTGCGTCTTTATCTCTAACCTTCTTTGGAAATGGTTCTTTTTCATACACCTCTGGATCTGCTTTACCAGAGTAGTATTCATATCTTTCATGACGAACACTCTTTTGTATCTTCTGAGCTTTTGTTCGTAATAAAATTAAATTATTTAATATCTCATGATATTTAGAATGCAGTTGAGGAACCTTAATTGATTCTTCATGCATATTGTCAATATCAATCTTACAGTCCTCTTGCCACATGGACTGAATCTTATCAAGATTTATCATGTAAAATTATTTTTTAGGATAGTTGTCAATTCGATTACCACTAGGATCAGTAATCTCATATATTGTATATTTAAAAGTTGCTTCTGCTGTGAAGTAAGAATAATCACGATTTGAAACATCAAATTCTAATGTTGAAAGTGAAATTGGAAATGCATCTTTAAAATTAACTAAAACACTTGGTTTGTAATTACTATTTAAAATTTGTAAAGTCGCATCTGAAAATTCAAAATAACGAGGATCTGCATCATCACTAACACTTGCATCAGTTCTAAAATCATCTTTTTTCAATTGTGAAAATTGACCTAGAGATTCTGGGTATCCAAGACCAGTGATCCATTTGTGAATTGCAAGATAGTTTTCCATCTTTTCATCCACTAGAAAACGAACGTTTAAATCATCATACAAAACTTTATCTCCAGGCACAGGAATATCCTTCAAATAAGATGGTTGAACAGCAGTTCCCATGCTTATTTGAGGTATGTTCGCAGATTGGCAAAGAAAATCAACCTTTGGTGTTTTAGTTAGAATCAACTTAAAACCAAGAGGAGACATATAGTTCCTGTTGGCTATCTGTTTGTCAAAGGGTGATACTGAATCAGTCATTTACTTTTTTGCAATTTTTTGATTCTTTTAACATAAAGAATCTCAGCGTGTGAGTATAAAATTGGATTTTTCTTTGATCTTTTGATAATAAGTTTTGCAGCTTCTTTATCGTCCATGTTACTATTTAGACACAAAAAAAGAGACCCTTTCGGGTCTCTGTGAAAAATATGCAATATGACTTACATAAGGTTTGTAACAGATACTCTTCTGTAGTAACGGTTAGCGTTAACAGTAAGTGTTCCGTTTCCTTGTGTTGTACCTTGTGAGAATGGGTTCTCAACCATTCCGTAACGAGTCTTAAAGCCAATTTTTGGTTGGAATGTATCCTGACCAACGGCTCTAACCATCTGTAGTGGAACGTAAGGACAATAGAATAGACCAGCATCGTAAGGTGAAGTACCTTTGTATCCGATAACATAGTACTGAGTTGCAGCACTGTTTGCAGCGAATGGGTCGATGTACACTCTGTACTTACCGTTGATAACACCAGCAAATGTATTACCTGTGTCGTCTACGTTTAAGTTAACATTAAGTGCAGGGGTGTAATCTAGAACACCAGCCATTGTCAATGCAGAAGCAACGTCAGCAGAGCAAAGGATGATGTTACCCTTTCCACGACGAGTTCTTTGTGCAATAGCGTTTGCATCTCTTTCAATCTGGAATAATAGTCCCTTGAATTTCTCAACTGACCATCTTCCGTTTGAGTCGGTGTCTAGGTTGAATGTACCAGCAGATGCTACGTTAACCTGAGCACCAGTCTCAGCAGTTTTGTAGATTGTTCTGATAACTTCTCTGTTGATTTCAGCAAGAATTTCAGTTGATAGAATGTTTGCTAACTCAGCCTCAGCGTTCAATCCGTGGATTGCCTTAAGGTCTTGAGCTAATTCTAAACTGTACTCTGCTTTTAGAGCTCTTGACTTTGCAGTCACAGTAACCTTCTCGATTGAGAATGCCATTTCGTTGAAAGACTTTCCGCTTTCTCCGAGTGATTCTGCCTCGTCTGTACGCATACCTTGACCAACATCATATGCAGCCTGAGTTGCAGTAGTTGATGGGTTAAGTGCGCCTGGGTTAGTACCTGACTGAGCAGTTGTACCTAAACCAGTTGCAGCACCACTCATACCATCTGTATAAGTGTTCTCTTGGTTCTGTCCAGAGAATGCTGAATCTGGCTCGTTGAAGAATGCCTCTGTTCCAAGCATGTTGTTAGCATTTGTGCCATCAACAAATCTGGATCTCATTGCGAAAATAAGTCCTGTTGGAGCGTTCATTGGTTGAACACCAGCAAGGTCATATGCCACCAAGTTAGGCATAGATCTTCTAATCAATGAGATTAGAACAGGGTCAAAACCAGCAACAGGGCCAGTTGCTGTTGCACCACCAGAGAAACCAGCACTTGAACCAGTGTTAGTATTTACTGTTGGAGCTTCTGAGAGGAATGATCTTTCCTCATTTAAAAATCTTTCTTGGTTCTCAAGCAAGACAGCAGTTACCGCTTTACGATGATTGTCCTTGATTTCATCAATTCCATCATGCTCTAGAAGGGGCTTCCACTTCTCTTGCAATTGTTCTGCGTTGCCAAACATTTGCGTTTTTACCTAATAAGTTTACGTTTGATTAATTAACAAGTTGAGATTCACTTTTTAGTGGCATGGGATAGTGCCTGGATGTATGCCGCCATACTACCAGATACATCTGGTGTTGCAGCGCTTTCGTTTAACACTTCCGAGTCACTTCTTTTTGGAGCAGTCTTGAAGTATGACTCTTTTAGAGTCTCAAGCTTTTCCTTATAAGATTCTTCACTTTCAAACTCAACACCTTCGGCAAGTGAAGCGAGCTTTTCCTTCTGAGTGCTTGATAAGCCTTCAGAAACATCGGAAAGGATATTACCACCTGTTGCCTCGGAGAGACTCTTAGTGATAGCTATATTTTTCTCGATTTGCTCGTTGAGTTTTGATTCCATTTCGTCAAGTTTGTCTACCATATTCTCAACGACATCATATTTATCTTCAGGGATTGATACATAATGTTCTTCAAAAAGACCACGCATTCCTTCAAGGAATGATTCGGTCATTTCAGTTCTAATTCCACGCTCTACTTGTAGTGCGTTTTCTTGTAACCACTCATCTGCGACGTACTCTAAGTAAGAGTCAACACGCTCGATGAGTTCTTCTTTCATACCTTCGACCTCTTCTACGAGCTTTGCTTCGTAGTGAGCATCCATGGCCTCTCTAAGTTCGGTAACTTTAGACTTTAGAGCAGCCTCGAAAATTGTCTTAGCTTTCTCTCTAAACTCTTCGGAGAGTTCCTGACCACCGAGAAGTGCATTAACATCGTCATCGATGTCTACTTCATCAGTGATTTCGGGAAGTTCTGTAACTTCCTCTTCCTCAGCGACTACTTCTTCTTCAGAAGTTTGGTCTTCTGCAACTACTTCTTCTTCAGTTTCTGCTTCTTCCATTTTTGGAGCTTTAGGGGTTTCTGATTTAGCCATAACACCTTTTACTGATTTTAAATTTGCTGCATATGAACCTTCACCAGCTGGATCCTTTAATTTATTAGAATCGTCTGTTGGTGAATTATTTTCTGGAGTTGGGCCACCGAGGTCTTCATAACTCACGCCTGCCATGGTTTGCATGGGCTCAGCTGGTTTTGCACCCTTGGTTACGGCGTTCTCCATTTCTTGTAAATTTTTCCCACGGGACATTTGAACTCTCCGAATTACCTTTGTATAATCTGTTTTTATTTATATATTTAAAGATTTGCTAAGAAATCTTCAAAGACGCTTAATTTCTTTTCGTCTAGTTTATGTTGATCAACTAGAGTGTTGATCTGTTTGTATGTTCTAGTTGCAATCCTCTCACGAAGTATGCCACCATCCCATACCCAATCCTTTCCTTCCATGATACCATCTACGAAAGCATCTGGAGCAGAAGGATCTGCAACGATATCAGCAGCAGTAGCAAGAGTAAAATCTTCTCCTACCACACTGTATCCTTCGTTAGTTTTATTTAAAGATCCTACACCTCTTGATGAAACACCAAGTTTAACACCCTCACCTAATAAATTAGATGCGATCTTACCCATTGGAGTGCTAAGAATCTTTGCTTTTCCTATAAAGTTATTTCCACTTTCTTTAAGTGAAACAATTTTATGTGATACTCTGTCAAGATTGACAGTCGGGCCATCTGGATGACCTAGTTCTCCAAGAGCTCTACCTTTCTCAACAAAGTTTTCGTTATATCTTCCAACCTCACGAGAAAGAGTCTCCATTGGATACATTCTACCATTACGATTTTTAATTTCACCTTGAAGGAATACTCCTTCAATAAACAGATTCTTCTTACCGTTGCGATTCTCAACAATAACTTCAACCTGTTCAATTTCTTCTGTAATGAGTTTCATTATTGGACTCCTGATATTTGAACTTGTTGTGCGAATAATTGACCAGTTGTTGTATGATCAGTTACCGCTGAGACTGTAAGTTCTCTTCTTAATTGTGTATTAGTAAAATCAGCATCACCAGCGAAAAGACCTCTACTATCATGACCTATTGTAAGTTTTGCTCCAAACTGTGCAAAACCAACGCTTCTGGCTTCTTGAATTGAAACAACTCTTGCAGTTGTATTGAATCCAGTTGCACCAGTTACACCACTTACAATCACCACATCATTAACTTTAAATGGATTACCCATTCCCTCTAGAAGTGTGACAACTGAA